TTGTGGTGCCTTTAAATTAGAACCGGTTTCCCGATTATACTTTTCACGACCAGCTTTAGTAAGACCACCAGATCGTGATTTATGTTTACCGATCTTTAGGCTAACGTTCTTAGCCATTATTTTTTAGTGCCTTTTTTTGTTTCTTTCTTAGGTGGCCTACCTTTCTGTGATCCGTAAGTTCCTTTACCTTGTGGCATTACCATACTCCAGGGATAATTTGTCCAGTCAATGCATACGCTCCAAGCGCAGCCATGACACCTAGCATAGCTAGGCGACCATTTAGTTTTTCTGCTTTGTCGTTGTGATTCACAGTGTAAGTTTCGTCAGTGTACATGGTAGGTTCTTTAGCAAAGAGGTTTTGTTGTCCGCGATCGTTGGTGGTAACAGTCATTAGAATTCGATGTCAGAGTTTTGAAGTTTACGGATAACGTCATCCCTGAAAGCAGGGTCATTATCATAACGTGGATCATTCATAGCTTGTACAAGTTCCTGTTGACTACGGAACTGTTCGTTTTGCTGTGCTGCTGAACGCTTACCAGTAAGCAGCTGTCCATCACTACCAACAGAATCATTATACTTATTACTCAATGCTTGTACAGCAAAGTAAATAGAGTTAGCATTGCCGCTAGCCATTACAGAATCATACATCTCAACTTCTTCTTTAGACATGTTATCACCTGCCCAACTAAGCATTGATTTGTATGCTTTCTCACCACCAACCATTTCAAATAGTTGACCAGCTTGTTCTTCAGTAAGTTGATCATCAGAAGGTTCTTCTTCTGATTCTTCTTCTGATGGCTGTTCTTCCTGCTCTACTTCTTCACCGGCTTCAGGTGCATCACTTGGTTCACCGAGTTTCTTTTGTAGTGCAATATAAGCTTGTTCTAATGATGACTGGTCTTTAAATTTACCAGCCAACAGCGGTTGCTCTGCACCCTCAAGAGACTCAGCAACCTGCAAAGAGTCTTGCTCATCAGCATTCATGTCTGGCTGATCAGCAGGTGTATCATTCATCGTAAGTGTTTCAGGCATATTATTGTGGTGGTTGTTGTTGTGCTTCTTGTTGTTGTTGCATAGCTTGCATTTCAGCTTGCTCACGTTTCTGGTCAACAGCTGCCAGTTGTGGTTGTTGCTGTTGTGCCATCATTGCTTGCTGCTGAGCCATAGCTTGTTGCTGTTCACTCTGTTGTTCTTCCATACTCTTCACAAGGTTGAGTACATCGATACCAGAGGCAGCTGCAAGACGTTTGATAACTTCATCAGTATTGATGAACTGACCAATAGCTTCAGGTCCAATAGTTTGTGCAATGATCTGTAGGAATTGACCAAGACTTTCACGATCTTGACCACGACCAAGGGCATTGATACCAGCAACAATAGTTGGCTTAACAATGTCACCTTTAGGTAACCGTGGGATCTGTCCAGTCTTCTGTGCAACAGCAAGTTTGCGGTTAAGATAAGGTACAAGGAACTCGACAGTTAGTAGGGAGAATAGTCCCCCAAGTTGTTGTTCAAGCTCAAGTTGTGTCATCCGAACCTCTTCAGCTGTAGTGCGTTCTGAGTCCCTAACGTTCATAATTAGGAATGCTTCACTCAAACGTTGAGTTAAAGAACCAATCATTTGATAAGCTGTTTGGAAGTCAGCTGTCTTACCAACTTGCACTACACCAATATCATCAGGTCGTCCCTGAATGATAGCACCATTGCCTGCCTTGGCAAGCGTTGATGGTTTGGTTGTGCTGCTTGGTGAGACAGTAAACACTACTTTAGCAGCTGCTGCGCTGCCTTCAACGATGGCTTGTGACAGAGCTTCAAGTGACTTTAGATCACCAAGGAACTCTTCCACTCTACCGCGTCCGTAGACCTCTCCGTCTACGTGGTTAAAGCGTAGCACAAGCCAGGGGTTACTGTCAACAGGTGCTTTACCCATTGACTTGGTAAGGATCTGATCGTATACCTCTTGATGCCATACCCATCGATTATTGTCTAGCGTACAGTGTGTATAAATATCACATTCATCACTTTGTGCTGTTGTGCTATCAGATACATCATTAGTTGGCGCTTCTTTATATTCGGGGTAATTTTTTTTGAGTATTTTTTTCGAGATTGTTTCTTTAGTTACAATTTCTATAACATTACCGTTACCATCTCTATCAATTACATATCGGTTTAAAGGATAGAGCTTAAGTCCATCCTTACCCATAAAGATAAGAGCATTACCAGCTACAACTAAATGCTTTAGTGCTTGGTGAACAACAACACGATCAGTAGAAGCCGCAATGGATTCCATGATAGTGCGTTCAACTTTAGCAAACGACAAGTCAAGTTCTGATCTAATCTCAGGACCAAGTTCTTCTGGAAGATTAATATCATTCACCTGGAGTTTAAAGAAGCTGGTTTGTGGAGGTAGCAATGCAAGCATAAGTTTACTTGCAAGTGTCACCACACCTTTGGCTCCTGTTGATTGCCAGGGAGTAGTAAGTTTAAGAGCACCTTTGGTAAAGTGCTCGTCTTCACGAATAAGATAAGGTAAGGTTAGATCTGCTGCTTGTCTAGCAGAGTTTAGAAACTGGGAACGGTCCGAAGACAATCTGTCATAACGTGATTTAGCAGTCATTAGATGTTAAGTGTTCCAGATTTAATAGAGGCTAATGCATTGGCGGCAGAAGGATTAAACTGACTGCCTATTCGTTTTTTAAAGGCTTTAGTACCGCCACTTTTTTGAGTATTAGATTCTTGTAGTTGTAATTCAGGAGTAGCACCAGCAAGTCTAGCACGTTCCTGATTGGTTGCCATTGTTTGTTGCTGAGTTTTAAAATCTGCGGCTTGGGTAGCCATATCCTTTTGCAAGCCTGAGATCTGTAGACCAAATTGATCTTTTGTACTTTGTAGATTGCTAGCATATAAATTTTGCATAGAACCTAGTTTAGCACCGTAGTCTGCTGAGGCACGATTAAGAGCTGACTGATAATTAGATGCAGCAGTGGAAGCAGAAGTTTGTGAGGCCCTAAGCTGTTTTGTTAAAGCGTCGATCTGACTTGTATATTTACTTGTATCGACCGGAGCTTGGACAGTTACAGTCTTAGGTTTAGCAGCATATTTGGCTGCAAGAGCATTGTAACGTTTGCGCTGCTCATTAATTTCATCCCGATATCCTTGTTTTATACTTTTAAGTTTGGAATAAGAGACTCCCATTAGTTTTCATCCATATAGTTAATGACCCACTCAACAACACTGCGTTGACCAGACCTGTACATAATTTTTTCCATTGTATCTTCAGGGGTAGGGTTTGTTGGTGGAAAGGATTCTTCTAGTGCAGCTAAAAGTCCACGGGAATTCATCCCAAGAACTTCAAGCGTATTGGGGGAGATTGACATTACTATGCTCGAAGAAAGCTGGCATTCTAGCTGATTTAGTTGCGGAAAGTTCTGGGGCTTTGCCCTCATACATTAAGCGATCACTAGAATCAAGCCAAAATTTTTTGTCTAAATATTTATCGGTAGTATTTGTACCTAGGGGCTGCATTACCCAATTGATAGTTGCCTTGCGGAGTTTATCAAGAGAAGGACTGATAGTAAGCCCCAGCTCCCGACAAACAATGCTATTGGCAGCAACGTGAATTTGTTCATCTCTGCTTATATCCGCACTGACTGTACGCATTCCAGCGTCACCATTAAAGCGGAAGAATGGTAAAAGAACGAAGAAAATTGCACGCTCGGCAACCATCGCTTTGAGGATCGTATGATCAGGATGCGTAGTCCAAGCTTCCCTGAGCCGGAGAGCTTCCGATTCAGCTTTTTCATCAACCCCGTAAGCATTGGCAATGTAACCAAGTGCCAGGTCGTGATTTTCCTCATCGGTGATATTTGATTCCAATAACTCCCGCGATAGTTTTGGTACGTCGGCAGCCAATGCATCACGGATAAAATCTCCCACAGGTAGTTCCATATGTCTCAACGCAAGAGCACGGTGTACCGTCTCTTCCGCCCCTGCCTTGCATGATCCGGCAGTTGTCTGGACTGGTGTCCATTTTCTTTTTCTGTTTAGTAGTTTCTCGTAAGGGTTCATTCTTGACAATCACATGTAAGTTCTTCATTTAAAATATCCTCTAAATAATTCTCTACATCT